TTATATTAAATAGGTTAACATAAAGGAGTCACGCGATGGCAGTAAAAGATAATATGGTAAAAAGTCCACCAAAAGGTAACGTCAGATTTTCAATTTCACTTTCAGCAGAACAAAAGAAAGCAAAAACGCAAATATTGAAACATCCTTATAATTTTATAGTAGGAAAGGCAGGTAGTGGTAAAACATTATTAGCAGTTCAAGTTGCTTTAGATCAATTTTTCAAAAGACAATATAATAAAATTATTATAACTAGACCTACTATATCAACAGAAGATAATGGATTTCTTCCAGGTTCGGAAAGAGAAAAAATGGAACCTTGGTTGGTTCCTATCAGATCTAATATGAGAAAGGTTTATAACAAACCAATGATATTAGAAAAAATGGAAAAGGCTGAACAAATTGAATTAGTATCATTAGCTCATTTTAGAGGAAGAACATTTGACAATGCAATTGTTATTGTAGATGAATTTCAAAATTTAACTAGATCACAATTAGCAATGGCAATTGGTAGATTAGGTAAAGATTCAAAAATGTTGTTTTGTGGCGATTCATATCAAATAGATTTGAAAGATAAGAATTATTCTGCTTATCATGATATGGCAAAATTAACAAATTCAGAATATGTATATAAAACAGTTCTAAACGATTCACATAGACATAGTGCTATAGACAATCTTTTAGAATTATTAAACGGTTATCATTAATATGGCATGGAGATCAAAATCAAAAGTTCGAAAGAACGCAATTAAACACGGTTACAGAAGTGGATTTGAACATAAGGTTGCAGATCAATTAAACGAACAAAAAATAAAGTTTGAATATGAAACTACAGTTATAGATTATATCAAACCACAAACAAATCATACATATACTATTGATTTTACATTACCAAATGGTATTTTAGTAGAAACAAAAGGTAGATGGGTAGCAGAAGATCGTAAAAAACATTTACTAATAAAAAAACAACATCCAAATCTAGATATTAGAATTGTATTTATGTCTGGTAAAACTAAAATAAGAAAAGGTAGTAAAACTACATATGGAGATTGGTGCGATAAACATAATATTCCATGGGCAGAAAAACAAATTCCAGAGTCCTGGTTTTCTGAATAAAATTTGGTTATTTGAAAAGTTTTCTTTATATTAGTATACATGACGAATTTTAAATTACTGACATTAGTAGAATCTGTCTTAGGTAAAGGTAGATCAACAAATAAAGGCAATGTGGCATTTCATTGTCCTTTTTGTCATCACAATAAAAAGAAACTTGAAGTTAATATGGTATCTCAACATTGGCATTGTTGGGTATGCAATGCAGCTGGAAGAAAAATAGTTACATTATTTAAAAAACTAAAAGTTGAACGATTTAAAATATCTAAATTATTTGAATATATAGAAGAAACAGAATATCGTCCTAAAATAACTACGACAAATACAAAGGCTGTAGAACTTCCTGCAGAATTCAAACCATTATGGAAATTAGATAAATTATCTCCAGAATATAGAAATGCTGTATATTATCTTAAAAAGAGAAATATTACAATACATGATATATTAAAGTATAGAATTGGTTATTGTGATTCAGGTCCTTATTCTGGTAAAATAATTATTCCAAGTTATGATGCAAATGGAGTATTAAATTATTTTGTTGGTAGAGCATATTATGAAGACGATTCATTTAAGCATAAAAATCCTCAAGTATCAAAAGATATAGTAGGATTTGAATTACATATTAATTGGAACTATCCAGTATGTTTAGTTGAAGGAGCATTTGATGCAATTGCTATAAGAAGAAATGCAATTCCATTGTTTGGTAAAACAATTCCAAATCAATTAAAACATAGAATTATAGAAAATAATGTAAAAACAATTTATATTTGTTTAGATAAAGATGCAAGAAAGCAAGCAATAGAAACAGCAGAATATTTTATGGCAAATGGAGTTGATGTCTATTTTGTTGATATAGAAGAAAAAGATCCAAGTGATATTGGATTTGGAAAAATAAATAATATACTAGCCAATACAGAAAAACTAACATCTGAATGGCTAATGGAACAAAGGATATTAGGAATATGATAAATAAGATATATCACATAGCAGATGTACATATAAGGAATGTAAAACGACATAAAGAGTATAGACAAGTATTTAAAAGATTATATTCTTACATAAAAAAGACAAAATCAGAAAATGATATAATTTATGTAGCTGGCGATATTGTACATGCAAAAACAGATATGTCACCAGAATTAGTTGATTTAACTTCTGAATTTTTTGCAAATCTAGCAGATTTATTACCTACTATAGTAATACTAGGAAATCATGATTGTAATCTAAATAATAACTATAGACTTGACGCCTTAACACCTATTGTTAAAGCCATCAAACATAAGAACTTACACTATCTTAAAGACAACGGTGTATACGATATCCAAGGTGTACACTTTAACGTAATGGCGGTAGATGAAAAGCCTGCAAAATATATACATGCCAAAGATTTTGAAGGTGATTACAAGATTGCATTACATCATGGATCTGTACATAATGCATCAACAGATGCTGGATTTACATTAAGTAATACCCATGTAACGACAGATATGTTTATAGGACATGATTTAGTATTATTAGGCGATATTCATAAACCACAATACCTTGACAATGAAAAAACTATAGCATATGCAGGTTCATTAATTCAGCAAAATCACGGAGAAACATTAGGCCATGGTATCATGGTATGGGATCTTGCAACTAAACAATCAGAGTTTGTTGAAATTCCAAATGATTATGGATATTATACATACGAAATTGATAATGGTAAAATTGTAAATCAAAATCCAAAAGTTCCTAAAAAGCCAAGATTAAGATTAAAAGTAAAAGACACAGATTCTGGAACATTAAAACAAATAATAGCAGATATAAGATCAAAATATCGAGTACAAGATATATCAATTCAAAAAATAAATGCTTTAAATACAACCGATGCTCAGAATAAAATTAATTTTGGTAATGTTCGAGATGTAGAATGGCAAAATGGTGTAATAACTGATTATTTGTCTGATGAATATGCATTAGATGATGAATTGCTAGATACAGTAAGACATATTAATAGAATTGTACATTCCAAGTTACCTGCCAATACATTGACAAGAAATATTACATGGACGCCAAAACGATTTGAGTTTTCAAATATGTTTAGTTATGGCGAAGACAATGATGTTGATTTTACAAATATGTTAGGAAGTTATGGATTATTTGCTCCAAATGCGTCTGGCAAATCAACACTATTAGATGCTATTGCATTTTGTTGTTTCGATAGATGTTCAAGAACAAAAAAAGCAGCTCATGTACTTAACAATAAGAAATCTAGATTTCATTGTAAATTTGAATTTGAATTAGGAAAGTATTCTTATTTTATTGAAAGAGTTGGTAAAAAGAATAACCGGGGCCATGTAAAAGTTGATGTTAATTTTTGGAGAGTTGATAAAGATGGAAATACAGAAAATTTAAATGGCGATCAAAGAGATACTACAAATAAAAGTATAAGACAGTATTTAGGTTCATATGAAGATTTTGTATTAACTGCTTTATCATTACAAAATAATAATACTGGATTTATAGATAAAACACAAAGAGAACGAAAAGATCTTTTATCACAATTTTTAGATATTGATATATTCGAACAACAGTATTTAGTTGGCCATGAAGAAATTAGAGAAACAGCTGCTCTGATCCGTGAATACAAAAGAAAAGATTTTTCTACAGATCTAGTTAATGCTAATGATATTATAACTCAATATACTGGTTCATATGAACAAATGAAATTGGATAAATCTGAACATGAAGAAATGAAAACAAATCTTAATGATATTATATTTTCATTAACAAAAGAATTAAAGAAAGTTGACGATACATTAGATAGCCCAGAAGATATTGATAAAGAAATTCAGAGTATAGAAGAAGATCTTGAAGAGATTGTTATGTCAAGAGATACTCAAAAAGAAATGATTCGTGAACAGAAAAAACTTGTTAAAGAAATAAATCAAAAAATAAATAAAATTGATGAAAAGTCTTTACAAGATGCATTAGTTGAATTAAAAGATTATCAAGATACTGTTGTAAAATTAAATAACGATCTTAAACTAAAACAATTAAAAATTCAACATGCTCAGAAAATGGTTTCTAAATTAGATAAACATGAATGGGATGAAAATTGTAGTTATTGCATGGCTAATCCATGGTTACAAGAAACAAAACAAGTTGCAGATCTTTTACCTAAATTGATTGATGAAGAACAGGTTATTGAATTTGATATTAAACATTTTGAAGACGGTATTGCAAAAATAGAACATGAAGATAAGCCAAAAGAAAAGTTACAAGTATTAGCTCAGTTAAAAGATAACTTAAATGATTCGGAAAGATCACTAAACAATTTAGAAAGAGAATTAGAACAATTCAAATGGCAAATTCATAAAGGACGAGAAGACTTAAAATCTAAAAAATCTGAACTTAAAAAATCTCTAAAACAAAAAGATAATATTGAGTTTAATAAAACGAAAAATTCTGAAATTCAAGAAATACGAGATGAAATAACAACAGTTAATTTAGAGTTGTCTCAATTAGATTCTAAATTATTAACATTATCTGGCAAGTTAAAAATGGCAGAAAAATCTAGACAAGATGCTCAAGATGGTATAGATAGATTAAAAGATTTAGAACAACAATATAAAGGATATGAATATTATCAAAAGGCAGTACAAAGAGATGGCGTTCCATATCATTTAATATCAAAAGCGTTACCGCAAATTGAATCTGAAATAAATAATATTCTTAATCAAATTGTTGAATTTACAATTGTATTAACAACAGATGGTAAAAATATAAATGCTCATATTGTTTATGACGATGATAATTTCTGGCCATTAGAATTAACTTCTGGTATGGAAAAATTTATTTCATCTTTAGCTATTAGAACTTCATTAATAAATGTATCTAATTTACCAAGACCAAATTTCCTTGCAATTGACGAAGGATTTGGTGTATTAGATTCAGATAATCTTAATTCAATGTACATGTTGTTTGATTATTTAAAATCTCAATTTGGATTTATTTTATGTATTTCTCATATAGATGCTATGAGAGATATTGTAGATAAATTGATTGAAATAAAAAAGACAAACAGTTATTCAAAAATTTCCTATAATTAGTAGATTTCCATATTTATATAAAAGTATACTATAATTATCAGGGATAATACATGCCAATAAGAAAAGAAGCCGCGTACATAGGATTAGCAGAAAATTCTGATTTACGGTACGATATTATAGACAGGTCACCAACCTCCGAACAATTTTTTCAGGTTACAGAGTTTCCTGAAACATTAACTGCTGGAAAAAATGTATTCAAGTTTAGGGGAGATCCTGATACTTTAGTTGACGATTCAAAAATTCATATTGAAATTTTAGATTACAACGGCGATCCTATTTATTATGAAGTTTTAAGATATTTAGAAAAAGATGGTACTCGAGTTCTTGCTGTATATGTTTATCCTGATACACCAGAAGGCAGAGCTATAATTTATTTAGCTGGTAGAGTAGCATTTGATCCAGAATCTGGTGATAGATTTCCGTTTAGTGCTGACCAAATGTCAGATAACTACAAAGATATTCCTAATTTATTATGGTTAAGAGAAACAAGAGTTGCACCTAATAGACGTAATAATTCAGAAATTATTATGTTACAGCAACCAAAAGTAACCATCAAAGAAGAAGTAAAAACATTTTCAGAAATAACTGATTTACCAACATTCTTTAAAGTTGTAAAAGGAAGTATTACAGATGGAAAATCAATATCTGGTACAGGTCCTGGAGCTGGATATACAACATTGACAGTAACATCAACAACAAACCAAGTAACTACAGATATTGCTGGAGTACCGGTGACACCTATTGCAGAAGCGCAATTCACACCTAGAACACCATCTAGGGGATCAGCTGCAATATCAGTTGCACTTCCATCATCATTTGCAAATGCTCCAGCTGTTATAGGAAACACAAGTGCTGTCAATTCAAATGCAATATCAGCGACTACAGGTTTATCAACTGCAGCGTTGAATTCAGCAACGGCTAATGTAGGAAATTCTGGACCTGGTGGTACAACTATAGGAAGATTACCACCACCAATGCCTGCATTTACATCACCAGCATCATCAACGCCGGCTACTCAAACAAACGTAAATGATTCAACCACTGTAGAAGATACTACGGTTACATCAGTATCTACGTTAGTATTCAATCCGCCAGATACTACTACAATAACTGTTACTGGATTTCCTTTAACATCTAGCCATCATCTAGGAGCTACTGTTGTAATTAATCAACCAAAAGTAACTGTTGGTAGTGGTACTCATATCGATTCTGAAGGAAGAGTTGTTCATAAAACAGCTACAAATGCATCAACGGGTGGAGGAAATAGAAGAGTAGATTGTACATATGTTGGAACAATTGTAGATATTGAAAATTCAACTACTGCTAAACTACATCCACCATTTGATTTTAATTCTGGTAGAACAAATAAACCAGAAGGAGAGCATTTAATTGATTTCAATGCTTCTGAATTTACCATGAGTTATTGGGTTCCACAAATGTCATCTGAAACTGAAAATTCAATGTCATTTGCAAATATTACATTAAATAATATTGAACCAGCAACCGGTGATATTTTTTCAGTAAAAACATCATATAAATTAATGGGAGCTCCAGGAGATTATATTGATGCAGGAAATACCATACTTGAAAAATCTGATTTATTAATTGATCGTACAAATTCATCACCAGATCTTATTTTAGGCGTTAAAAATACTTCAATGGGAGAGTATGTCAGTCAGAATAGAATTGATACATATTGGGATAAAAGAGCAGGTACAACAGCAACATTTGATAATGATTATTCAGGAGAATCAGTTGCATTAACAGGTACAATATCAGATAATACTGATTACTTACAATTATCATTAAAGTCATTTTATTCGCCAATACTATTTAAAGATACAGAATATCAATTATCTTTTTTCACAAAAGGTGTAGTTGATGCAAATTTGAATCCTAGTAATACATCAGTAAAAGATATACGATTAGATGTTTATATTTCTGGTTCAGCTGGTGAATCATCTACTATGCGACCTATTAAAGAATATCATGGAGGTATGTTAGGAGCTCCATTAGAAAATTCAAATCAAGAACTATCAAGTTTAGAATTAGGTCAATATTTAGGAACAGTGGAAATAGATGCAGATACAGCAAATATTGCAAATGTAGTACAATTTGTTCCAGAAGATACTGATAATTATGTATTGAAATTTGTTGTCAGAAAAGGAAAAATATATTTAAAGAATGTACAATTAACTGCAAATATTGAAACTGGATTTTCACCAAATACCACAGAAATGAATATCAGAATACCAACTGATAAAATGAATGCTCCTATGGCATTTAAATTTCAATATTTAGATTATTTAGGTGCACCTGCAGAAGTAGAAACATTTGCCCAAGGTGCAATATTTGATGGAGATAATGTTTATATTGAAGGAGATGGTAACTTACTTTCAGGTTCAGTTTATATTGGAAATACGGTTGGTTCTGGTATTGAATTAGCAGGAGTTAGATCAGGATATATTAGGTCAGTTGGATACGAAGGATTTACTTCAGCTTCTAGAACTGATAGGCCTGGTGGATTTATGATGTTTACCGGTTCTGTGTTACCAGAAACACCAGATAATTATGGAACATTAGGAGTAGGTTTAGAATTAGTACAAGACTCATCAAGCTTTTTTAAATTCAATACAAAAGATGGATTGGATATAAAAGCAAAAACATTCTTTATTGGTACAGATGATACTCAGTTTATTTCAGGTTCTAGCGGAAACATAGAAATTAGTTCTTCCTTATTCCATTTAGATCCTGCTACTAATACATTAGTTATTGGAGCAGATGCAGTAATTAATGCAACTTTATCTGTTAATTCAATATTCACTCCGGCTGGTACAAATGCAGGTAATGCACGAGCGTTTATAGATGCAAGTGGTAACGCAAAATTTGCTGGTGATGCAGCTGGTAATTATAAAGCAGTATTTAATTCAGATGGTTCTGCAACTATAGCTGGTTGGACTATAAATGATACATCGTTTACTGGCGGTGACATGATAATTCGTCAAGACGGAACAATTGAATCTAATGGATTTGCTTCTGATGTTGCTGGTTCTGGATTTAGATTAACTGCTGCTCAAGGAGGATTTCTTGAAGTTGAAAATGCAAAAATTAGAGGAACATTAGGAACTACTACATTTGAAAAAGAAAGTGTAAATGCAGTAGGAGGTCAATTATATGTGGCAAATTCAACTGTATTAACAGGTTCGGTTATTGCACCTGAAGGAATACATTCTGCATCAATGGCAACAATGTCAGTTGTAAATGTTACTGGATTTGCTGCAAATGAAATTATAACAGCAAAAAAAATAAGTAATACTGGATTTGCAACAGAATACATGCTCATTGAATCATCATCAAGAACAAATTCAGCTAGCGAAACAGATTTATCAGGATTATTATTTGTACAAAGAGGATATTCAGGTTCATTAGGAACAAATCAAGAAACTGGATCATTAGGTGATTTTGCTAGCGCTGCTCAATCATATTCTGGATCGCAGGTAATTGTATCAACAGGTAAGGTAGGAACAGGATATATAAGATTAAATGCTAATCCAAATGACCCAACTACACCATATATAGACATTGTAGAACGAACTGGATCAGCAATATATGATATAGATTTAAAAGTTAGACTTGGAGATTTATCAGGAGTAACAGATAATCAATTTGGAAGTTTATCAAATCAGTTTGGATTATATACTGATAATGTTTATCTAAAAGGAGTGATATCTGCATCTGCAGGACATTTCAATGAAGAAGTAACCATAGGAAATCCAGGTGTATCAACAAATGGTAAAATATTATACTTTGACGACTTCACTCAATATACATCTGCGGATGCAATATTTACAGGCGAAAATCCAAAAACAGATGGAACTGGACAAGGATATGTAAATGCATTTTCAGGTCCTGGTGAAAAAGTGTTAGTAAGTGGTTCTGCAAATACCGTTAATGGTAATGGACATATCCTTCGATTAGGAAACAATTCTGGTAATGATCAAGTATGGGCATCATCAAATACATTGATACCTTTCAATTCTCAATCATTATATGAAATTGAAGTAAGAATGAGAATGACAGCTGCTACTCCAGAAAATGGTGTTAATGGTAGAGCATATGCAGGTATCACTGCATATAAATCAGGATCAACCATTATATCAGCTAATGCTTCAGGCACAGAAAACTCGTTATCATCGCAACATTATTTTGCATTATCAGGTCAAGAATTAACAACTGATTTTAAAACATATAGAGGATATTTTCAAGGAGTAGGATCATCTGGCAATGGAGGTACTCATAACGATAAAAAAGATCCAGGTACAGTTACTGACAAGGCCATAGATGGATATATTGCTCCAATGTTTCTTGTTAATTACGCAGCTTCAGCTTCAATATCAGAAATTGATTATGTTAAGCTTACAGAATTTGCGCAAGGAGCTGGTAGTACAAAAATATCAGGTGATGCAATAACAACTGGTAGAATTAAATCAACCAATCTATCCACAACGAAAGGTACAGAACTTAGTTTGGATGAAGGTGTATTTAAAGTTGGTGGTACTGGAGCATATACATCGAATAACGGTATATTGTTAGACGGTCCAAATGCTAAATTTGCGGTTGGTAATGCTGGTGGTAATTATATAAGATTTAATCATACAGCTAATAAATTAGAAATAAATACAGCTAACTTTGATGTTAACTCAGCTGGTAATGTTACTATGACAGGTACAATTACATCAACAGCTGGTTCAATTGGTGGATGGGACATTGATGCAAATCAATTAGATTCAGGCGGCGGTTCACCAGAAATAATATTAGATTCAAATACACCAAAAATAACAATTGGCTCAGGTAATGAAAAAATTGAACTTACTTCCGGACAACTACGATTTTTCAGATCCACAGATGGAGCTGAAGCTTTCCGATTCAATTCAAATATTGCTGCAGGTCAAGCAAGAACATTTGCTGGTGGTCAAAATGCAACTCAATGTACGCAAGGTCAGCAAAATTTTAACGCATTAACATTGAATGGATTGGAAGCATTCACCGTCGGAACTGGATTGTTTTTTGCAACAAATCCAACTCAAACAGCAGATTATAGAGCTATAGATTTTGTTCCAGGAAGATTGTTATTGGAAGGAGGAGCAATATATAATGATCCTAACGCAAATGATTGTATCTTTAACTTAGATGTTCGACGATATTTTGATTGTTCAACGGCTAATACAAGTGGTGATTTAAATCAAATGACAGGAGCAATTCGTGGTTATTATGAAAATTCTAATACACAAAATTTAGGAACTACTTTTAAAGTTGGAGTAATGGGCTATTCCAAACTACATACAGGTGTAGGTGGTAGCCCTAAGGCTGCTGGAGGATACTTCCAAGGTGTGGGGCCCCAATCTGCAACTACATATGGAGTATATGCAGCTGGTCAAGTATATTCAAGTACTAACGTTAGAGCAGCTGCCGATGTCATAGCATATTCTTCTGATAAAAGATTAAAAGAAAATATTGCTAACATAGATCATCCATTAGAAAAAATTAAGCAATTGCGAGGTGTAACATATGATTGGAAAGCTATGGTAAAAGATGTTGGATTTACTCCTAACGGTGATGGAAAAAATGAAATGGGAATGATAGCCCAAGAAGTTCAAAAAATTATACCAGGAGCAGTTTTTCCAGCACCATTTGATGAACCAGAAGATGAAGATTTAAATGGCGGTAAAACAGGTAATCCTAATCATAATCCGGATGATCCATACTTAACAATTAAATATGATAGAATTGTTCCATTGTTAGTTGAATCAATTAATGCGCAACAAAAATTAATTGAAGATATGCAAGAAAAAATTAAAAAATTGGAGAATAAATAATGCCTTTACAAAGTGCTGGAGAAATACGAGCAAGCGAAGTAAACACTGAATTTGGTTTACCATTTGATACAGAACATCCATTCGACGATTCACATACAGGCCTGGGTAATTTTTCATCATTAAATAATTCTCAAAACTCTAACAGACCAGATGGTAATGTGCCTCATAGCTTATCAGAATTTTACGATTATAATCATAATTACAATCCACAAAACGTTCAAAACGTTCAACAACAACAAAACATAGTACAAAATATAGTTCAGGTATATTCTCAAGCAACTGTTCAAAATACTTGCGTTGTAGCGGGACAAACAGTAAGATTGAATACAGGCCTTAAAATACAAATCGATCGCATTCAGCCTGGCGATTTATTATTAGGTGTTGGTATAAAAGATATGCCAATGGACCATAATGTTACTGATGAATGGAAAATAACAAAATTAGATTCTGTTGCAACATATACTCAGCCTGTACGAGTAATATCAGCTGATAAAGGCGTACATGATAGATATTTTGAAGTTAATAAAGGTGCGAATAAAAATATTAATTTAAAATTAACTCAAGAACATCCATTGTTTATACGAAGAAAGATTGATGAAAAATATGAACATAAATGGATGAGAGTTGACGAAGTTAAAGTTGGAGACCATATGTTACGAGCACATGTAATGGACCCAAAGTTTCGAGCATTTAAACAATGCAATGATGCTGATTGGACTCTCATAGAAACAATTGACATAGTGAAAGGAGAAATAACTGCATATGCATTAGATGTGGATGGAACTGATACATATATTGTCGGTGATATTGTGGTACATAATGGACCAAATGTAGGCAAAGGCGGAGGTGGCCCAATTGATGATATTGGTTTTGAAAATAATGGATTTGCAATTAATCAAGGTGGTAACATTGAAGCTGAGAATGCAGACTCTTTAACTGGAGGTAAATTTGGATAATAAAAAAAAAGGTTATGAAAAATAAATTATTTAAAAGCGATAAAATTACAATACAAAAATCCAATATACATGGATATGGAGTATTTGCTAATCAAGATATTAAATCTGGTGAATTATTAGAAGAATGTCATTTTATAGAAATTGACAATCCAAAAAACAATTTAGCAGAATATGCATATGATTGGCCAAATCCTCAACAAGTACCATTTGTTGATAAAAAATTAATTACAATGCCGTTTGGATATGCATGTATGTATAATAGTTCTGCAGATAGAAAAACAAGAAACGCAAAATGGTCATGCGATCTTGAAAATAATCTTTACGTTTTTTCTGCAACAAAAGATATTAAATCAGGAGAAGAAATATTTATATATTACGGAGGAGGATATTGGAATAAATATCGTCCAAAATTATGGCATCATAATGTTATTCTTGTTGTTGATAATATAATGACACCAGAAATGCATGATAATATAATTCAAGCGTCAAAATCACCATTAAATAAAACAACAAAAGGTGGCATATACGAACAAGAATTAGATGAATCGATAGATGCATGTGATCATGATGTTACTTTAATGCGACGTAGTAAATTAACATGGGATTATGAAAAAGCATGTTTTGATGTATTAGCAGATTATGGTGCAGTTGAAGATGGAAATCTTACAATTGATATTCCAAAAAAATATCCTAGAGAAGATAGAACTAAAGAAGGAATATTTAATTCAGGAGCTCATTTAGGTGTACAATATATGACATATGATAAAGATCAACATTTTGATTGGCATCAAGATTGTGTGTTAAATAAACTTGCACATATTGATAAATCATATTGGTTAAACTGGAGAAGTTGGTCAGTATCAACATTTTTAAATGATGATTATGAAGGAGGTATATTTAGAGTATTGGATATTCATAAAAATGAAATAACAGTAAAACCTAAAAAATATAGAACAGTATTTTTTAGATCATTTTTACCACATAAAGTTGATAAAATAACATCAGGCAGGCGAGAACAAGCAGTACATTGGATATATACAGAAGATACATATCAAGAACAAGAAAAACAGATAAGTAATCATATTCGTAATATTTATAATAAAGGAGATCGTTAATGGCAATTTTTGGAGGAGTACCAAACCATACTTTACATGTATCTGGTGGTGCATTGTTTTTTGTACCATCTGGTAGTAACGGACTACCAAATACCGGACAAAATGCAGGCGTACGATCAATTGATGATTTTACTATATTAAGAAATAAATCTGGATCAGATTATGCACCAACAGGTTCAGAAGGTGTTTTCTTTGCATGGTCTGGTAGTGATGCAGGACAAGGAGGTGACATTGAAAACGTATTTCTAGGATATTATTTTACAGCATCTATTGTAACAACTTTGCCATCTGCAAGTTTAGGTGGAGAGGCCTATATAAATTTATTTAGAACAATTGAACCTACTTCATCATTTGCTGCAAGCATTTCTCCAGCTAATAAAATTTTAATACCAGTAGAACATAAAGATAATTCTGAAACAATAGCATCTGCATCTGTAACCGCAATCAATGCACATCCATTAGCTGGAGTATTTTTTACAGCATCACATGGTGTTCCTGTATTAGCAGGAGATGGAAAATTTTTCATAGAAAATATGAGGCCAGGCCAGGTTAATGCACCATTCACTTCATCAACATTTATTTCAGCAAGTAACGTGCAATCTGCGTCAGGAGTATTTGGTCAGGTTCGTTTAGATCCGATTGCAGATCCATTATCAGGTTCTGTTGAATTGAGAATAGATCCAGATGATACTACCGGCCAATCATTTTATATTTCAGGTTCACAAGCCTCAACATTATATTTATCAGGATCTGGTCAAGTAGGTTTAAATACAACAAATCCTTTATCGGATGTTGATATACGTGGTAATGAAATTGCATTGCAGCGAGCAAGAGAACAAAAAGGAGTTCGTATCAACCAATTTGGTGATTTAGAATCATTTAATTTTGACGCAGATTCATCTGATACTGGTAGTGAAGTAGTGTTAAAATATCAAAGAGGAGGTGCAGGTACATTATCTGTTGCATTAGCAGCCGAAGTTGCAACAACTGTTCCTTTACAATATGGAGGAAGTAGTGATGCATCTGCAACAGAAACTTTGATTAATACATCATTTGGAGGTAATGTATCTGCTTGGTTAGCCACTCAAAAAGATGACTTTATAGTTATTTTTAATCGAAATGCTCAATCATTTGGATTTTTTGAACAATCCAATGTAGGTGATGTAATTGGATCTGTACGATATGTTGTAGTATCTGGTTCTGATGATACAACAGATGATAGGAAAGCAGGAGAAGCGGCTACAATCAAAGCAATTGTAACAGGTGTTGATGATAGTGCTGGTGGTGTAACATCAAGATTATCGTTTAACGTTGCAAAAACTACAGATACTGCAGCAGTACAGTTATTAAACTTAGATCCAGCTCAAGGTGTTGAAATATCTGCAAGTTTACAACTTCAACAAGCTAGCAATATTCATCTTGGACAAAATGTAGATGGCAACGATAAAAAGATAGATTTTCGACATGGCACAGCTCATTTTGTGATTGGTGTTGATGATTCAACTGATCGATTTACAATTAATAAAAATAACAATGGAAACTTTGAAACAACATCTGGCAATAACGATTTTCAAATTGATACATCGGGTAATGTATTTATCAATCAAGGACAACTTAAGGTTGCAAGTAATTTAATTTTACCTGCTCAAAAAATTGCATTGAATACAGGAACAACTCAAGATTATATTCAATATGCAGATACAGGCAATGGTAATGGATTCTTTTATAAAGGTAATGGAAAGTTTGATGGAAGTTTAACTGTAACAGGAGCTATAACATCATCTATTGTAACATCATCTGTAGTATTTTCAAGTGGTTCAAATATATTTGGAGACGAATCAACAGATACTCATAAATTTGTAGGATCAATATCAGCATCTGGATTGATAAGTTCAAGCGGCCATGTTTTTGGATCTATGATAAGATCAGATAATTATTATGATGCCACCGGCGTACATCCATTAATGAGAGTAACATCTGGCGTAAATGCATTTATAGCTTATTCAAACGACCTTACCGCTATAAGAATTGGTAGATATAATACTGCAGGATCAATTACACTTTCAAATCGAACCGAGATAGGACTTCCAGCTGCTCAAGCAGATCTTACTGCATCAAGACATATAAGTGCAAGTGGCCATATAGAATCAGAAAGAGTAGTTAATCCAACGATTGCACCAACGGATGGAACAAATGCTAATGCAATATTAAAACTAAATGCACCTTCATTAGCATATCATTCACAGATTGAATTTCAAAAAGATGGAACAACTCAATGGATAGTAGGTTCAGATGCAATATCAACTGCTGGTTCAAATGATTTTAGAATTATAAAAAGTTCAGCAGCTCTTAATAATTATAATGGACTATTTATTACAGCAAGTAATTATAATGTTGGGGTAGGAACAGGAACACCAGATGAAAAATTAACTGTAGAAGGTGCGATAAGTGCAAGTGGAAAAGTTATAACCTCAGAATTAAGTGCTCTTGGTGATCTTACAATTGATGCCGATGGAGCAGATATAATACTTAAAGATGGAGGAACAGCATTTGGAAGATTCAAACGAGATACTTCTGATTTTGTAATAAAAGCTGAGACTGCAGATAAAGATATTATCTTAAAAGGTATTGATGATTCGACAACTATAGCTGCGCTTACATTAGATATGTCAGATGCGGGAAGTGCTACATTTAATAACCATATAACGGCCTCAGGTGATATAAGTTCTAGCGGAGCAATATATTCTAATACTGAGCAATTCTGGTCAACGACTGGTAGATTGGTAGTTGGAAATAATACAACCAATTATTATGGACCAAACAATCAAGGTGTTAATTATTATTACTGGAATAGAGATTTAGGAACTTCTGCAACTACAATAACAAGTAAAACGCAAACAATGAATTCAGGATTCAAGTTGCCTTACAAAGCCGTATTGACAGGATATCATTTAAATATACAAGGCAGGACAACTGATGATAATATAGAATTTACATTAGTTTATTGTGATGGAATGTTTGATGGAGATGTCACAAGTACATCACAAACTTTAGTAGCAGCAGAATCTGCCCAAGAAGTAAACATAGCAGCACAAAATAATTTCTATGAGTTAGACAGAAGAGATCAGTTTTCAATACCTGTAAATGCAATGACAATGCTTTATCCAAGATTCAAAAAAACAGCCGCTACCGGTGGAACAAATTACGATTTCCAATTAGCAATACAATATAGAATAGTTAAATAGGAGAATAAAATGTCAATAAGAAAAACCAATGATATAGCAAATGAAACTAATTCTAGATATAATACTGCAAAAAATAGAAGGGCTAATATCGAAGAAAGATTTGATGATTCAACAGATAATGACAATCCGTATGATGATGCTATACAATATACAGCAAAAAAGATAGATGATGTAATTGACGCAGTAAATACTAATACTGGAAAAACTACATTTCCTGGATTTGGTACAAGTAGCACTACTGCATTAAGAGGTAACACAACAACTATATCAGATGAACAAGCTGATGCTATTACTACTAATTCAGCTAAAACAGGAATAACTACTTCTCAAGCAAATGCAATAACTGCTAATACTGCAAAACGAGATGCAAGATATATCTATTTTCCTATTGTAGCAAATTTTAGTGGTAATATAAATACAGAACAGTTTGTACCATTATCAGATGGTGAAACAGAAGGAACCAATCAATTACAAAGAAGAAACAATTTTATAGCGCCAGCGGCCGGAACATTGCATAAAATATTTGTCAGAAGTAATGCAAGTTTACAATCAGGTGGTAGAGGTGTAACTTTGACAGCAAAATTACATAAATACGCTAGTGGTGATGATAGCAGAGCAGGTACAGCCTCAACAACTAAAACAACTGGCGCAACAGCTGTAATTAATGAAATAGATTTTTCGTCTGTATCAGGTAATAATTTTACAGCCGGTACTAGATTATTATTAGGATTACAAGCTCCATTAAATGCAACTAAAAACTATTATGTAACAGTAGTATTTAAATTAGATCAAAACGATTTAGATTAAAAAAAGAATATATTTATATAAAATGAATTTAGGTGATCAAATAGTAAAAGAATTAATAGAAGAAGCAAATTCTAATATTAAAACCGTTGTGGCAATATATCCTGGAAGATTTCAACCAATGGGGCAACATCATGCAAAAGTATATGATTGGTTAGCAGGAAAATTTGGTAAACAAAATACATATATAGCAACATCAGATAAAGTTCAATTACCTAAATCACCATTAAACTTTCGTGAAAAATTACAAGTAATTAGAAAACATGGAATAACAAATGTTTCGCAAGAAAAAAATGTTTACGCACCAGAAAATATCTTAAAAAAATATAATCCAGAAACAACTGCAGTTGTATTTGTATACGGCAAAAAAGATGCTGGAAGATTAAAATATACAAAAAAAGATGGATCGCCTGGATATTTCCAAGATTTTGAAAAGTCTAAATCAAATCTAAAAGGATATGAACAACATGGATATGTTGTTATAGCCCCGCATATAGAGTTAAAAGTACCAGGATATGGTGAAATGTCTGGTACTACAATTAGAGCTGCATTAGCAACTGCAGATAAAAATACATTTAAATCTATTATGGGATGGTTTGATCCAAAAATATATCAATTGTTAAGAAACAAATTTTCAGCGTTAATGGAATCTTTTATTATTAAAGAAGGAAGTAATGTTACTAGTGCTGGTAAAGCTGATGTGGATGACGGCCCAAGATATTTTTATGGTAATCAAACAACATACAGAAAAAAGAATGATGAAATGGCCAAACGATTGGGATATGAAGTTATAAATTATATTGTAAAAGATAATCCTATTGAAGTACATAATACAAATTATCCAGATGGTCCTCCGTTAACAGTATCATATTTTCCGACAGGTGTCAAAGGAGGTGATTTTTCTGGAACAGATTATATTAAAGATTATAAAGGTAGGCCTGCATATAGAACATGGCAAAAATATATTTCAAAAATTGCTCAATCAGTAGGATATAAATTTTTAAATTTTCTAGGAGCAGAAGATTCTATAGATTCAAGTAAAGGAGAAAAATTAGTGCCAACAACATTGAAAGAAGATATCAATATTCCAATCAATATTGGAGATACAGTAATGATGGGAAGATTTAAAAATAAACCAGTAGTTGTAAAATCTGTTAATTTTAATGACAAAGGAGATTTACTAATCAATGGTAAATCAGCAGCTCGGTTTAGAATTGTACCGCAGCCTAAACCTAAAACATTAGGTGAATCAATTGCAATAGAATTGTTAACAGAAGGAGGAGCGGCAGGTCATATGAACCATCCATTTGATGATAGAGATATTACATTTGCAGATATGAAACAAATGATAAGATTATCCCTAGAAG